TGGTATCGTATCGGTAGTTAATATTAGACTGCTTGTGTAACCAAATAACAATCCAGCTGTACGTCTATGTATATCTACTGAATCAAATGCTTTTAGCAGTTCGTAGTCTTGGCTCAGAACTGCAACAACTCTAGCTTCCGCTTGATTTGAGTCAGCACTAAGGAGGAGCTTTCCTTTGTCCGGAATAAGCATAGAACGGACGTTTTTTGCGAGCCGCCCATGTTTACTAACTTGATGGAACGACATTCCAATCTTCTTAGGCCGGACTGGTTTATTAAGTATTCCAGTACTGCTGCGGCAAGTCTCTGTCGCTGCAATATTGTAAGACGTACGGCATCTCCCATCATAGTCCGGGCAAAAGTTAATATATCTGGATCGTTGAGTTCTAATACGTCTTTCTTCGAGAATTGCCGTGAGGACTTCCTTTTTGGTCTTATCTTTGGCATGGTTTCCTAGCAATGCTATGATGGTATCTTCAGATGTTGGATTCCTCTTCATTATTCTGAACTTAAATTCTTTATAGAGGAGATCAAACATCTGAGGATAACTGTTAACATTAACCTCATGACCAACTAATTCTGTAATTCTATCATGCTGAACACTGGCTAGTTCAGTATACTTCTTAGCTAGAGTTTTCTTCTTCACTAAGTCTACTGCGAATCCGTTATTTTCCATCTTCAAATAGAACTTATGTTTCTTCATCTGATAGTTATAATAATAATCTACCAGAGGTACTGAGTACTGATCCTGCATTGCAATAAGGTCAAGCTCTTGCTCTTCATCTACTTCATACGTAACGGCACAATCCCTACCATTGTACTTCAAGAGCTGATCTATCTTCTGCTTACCTAGTTTGAATTCTTTTCCTTCCTCCTTATAGTATGGCTCTCTTGTCCATATGGATGAGAGGACGTGCAATCCCTTATCAGGTAACTCAGGAAAGAGAACTCTTGTCTTAATCAGAGTATCGGAGTATACGCAAGGTAACTCAAAGCCAATTCGATTAAGTTTGAATTCGTCATACTTTAAGTTTTGTCCAACAAGTTTGAGCCTTCGGAGTTGTCTATCGATTTCATACCAGCATTCGTCAAGCTCGTTTTCGCCCATATCAGTGAGATAGTTGTTGCCGATCTTCCGCAGTAAAGGGATTGATAGAGCGTGGTGCCTATTGAATGCGAACCCGATGCACGTAGGAACGCAATTGGACGACTCGATGTCAATAGCTGCTTTATCAAGTCCGGCATATTCGGAGAAAAACCGATGTAGGTCAAGCGAGTTGTGACACACGTCGATGCGTCTATCTGGTAACTGTAAAGTTCTCGTTCGGGATTCGTCAACAGCTCGTTGTATATCGTGCTCAATAAGTTTAAGGTATGTGTATTCAAGACCACCGCTCTGCTTTCCTTGGCCGTAATGCGTGAACAAAGCAGCCGGATGTACTGTCGGTACGCACTTAGTCACTCCATCCTTGGCTAGTAGAATTGATCCTCTGTAGTTTAGTATTCCTTTCACTCCACAAATGTACTCAAGTGCTGTATCGCCTACGGCTAATATCACTTTGGGTTTGAGTACTCGAATCTCATTCTCCCACAATAGATCTGCTTGCTCTTCAAGTTTAACACCTATCATGTGTAACTTTGATAGGTCATTGAGCGGAGGCTGATACTTACAGACGTTAGTGATATAACATTCGTTGCGTGTGATACCAGCCTTGCGTAGACAATCGTTTAGGATTTCACCTGATGGTCCGACGAATGGTATGCCAGCTTCATTCTCTTTAGCTCCTGGTGCTTCTCCAACGATCATTAAGCTAGGTTCTATTGGACCGATGCCAGGAACGTAACGGTTAGGCATCTTTCTTTTTATCTCTTTCTCGCTGAGCCTTCTTGTACTTGTAGTGATAGCCTGGATTCTTATCTCTGAACTTCTGTTCAGCAAGACGCATACAGATTTTACAGATACGAGTAGGTTTTAATTGTCCTTTGATTGTTCTATAGTCATTCAATAGATGACCACGTTTACAATGTGTTCTATTGACAGTGCTAATGGGTGTGTTGTTTGGGATGATTTGTTCTTTAGTACAGGCAGGACATAGTGTGGAGGTTTTGTCTAGGATGGTTACTTCGGGGGGTTCTTCGCCGTATTTGTTTTCTATGTGCTTCCAACAAACTCTACAATAAACAGTGATCATATGTCATTCCTTAGCCAACCATGTACTTGGGTGGAGTTGGAATCTCTTGCTTAATGGGACGCCAAAGATGTAACGTTCCAGGATGTAAGTTGACATACTCAGATTTTTTTGGGTGATATTGAATTATTACATCTTCAGCATCCCAAAATAAATTCTTAATAAAGCACATCTCTTTCCAGCTAGGAGTTCTAATGATTACTCCTTTACGAGCATGAACACTAACATGCTCCCAATCATCCTGATCTGAGCATATTATAAATAAAGTCCATCCATTCTCACAAGATGGTAAATGAAACGCACCATTATTTCCGAACTCTATCGAAGATCCTAAATCTGGATGATCTAGGATTCTTGCTTTCTCTGGTACATGAAGCATTAACTATTCCTTTCTCATGTCTCGCCAATAGCGGCAGTAAACCCAATGACATATCGCACAGTTCATGCATGGACACAAGTGTGGAAATGATTTCAACAAGTAAAGTTTTAATTTCATTTGGTATCTGGTATCAGAACTTTACCAGTTTCTATACACTCAGGACATACCACGATTGCGCGAAGAATTAAACCTTCATCTGGTGTATCAGTTGGGATTGGTACAAATCCTGTTGACACACATTTGTGACAGAAGTGGCAGTAAAGAAAGTCAGTCATAGTTCCAAGTCCTGAGTTTTCATTTCCTTCTTCTTCATTCTAATGAACTCAAGTGCATCCTTTGCATTCGAAAACCGGCGTAGAACTTTCTCATGAGTCTTCAGCCAGCTAGCCAGTAATAAATCCTGACTGACTGAACCTAATGAGCGAGACAGAGCCTTCGCCGTTTTGTGAATCGTCCAGCTCGATTCAGACTTTACCTGTTGAGCATGAAAGTTATGCACATCAACGGCACGGTCTATCCAGTGCGATTTTATCGGAGGTGATTTCATTTATCACTTTGCAAAAGGATTAAATGCCTTCTTAATGTCTCGGTCTATGCCTGTGCTTCGGTCTATGCCTGTGCTAGCTGCAGGTAGGTCAATGCTAGCTGGACTCAAAGCTGCAGGAGATTGCGGCTGAGTATCATCACGCTTCTTATTGAATGTGAATCCTGCAGCTAGATGAGGCATTGACTGAGACTCTTGCTTTGCTCTCTCAACTGCATTCTCAACAGTGATTCTCTTTGCCTCACGCTCTTCTTTACTCAGACCATTCTCATCTCTTGTGCCTCTACATGCAGGATACTTCTTACATCCCCAAAACTTAGCACCATTGGTTCTGTTAGTACGTAGCGCCATCTCTCCTGCGCAATCTGGGCATAGTAGATTTGGGTATTTCTCATCTATGACTTGGCTTGTGGTTTTGCTAGCTGCAGGCATTGGGATAATTGATTCAAGCAAACAGATGTGGTCAACAAGAGTTCTCTTTACTTCATCAATGAACGGTTGTTCACGGCTGAGAGTCATCGCTCTCATTAGTACTTCAAGATGTGTTACGAATGATTCAGCTTGTTCTTTTGTTTTGAACATTTATTTCTCCTTTTTAGGATTGGATGGAAATTTCATTATCCCTTTAATAGCTTCTCTTAATTTTTCTGTAAAGAGTCTTGATAAATCATCTATTTCTCTGCAGCAGGAGGTGCAGGCCTCAAACTTAAATTCAACTACTTGATAGGTGCCCACGTTCATCTGCGATCTACCACAAAATTCACAGGTCATTTGTTACTCCAAAGGTCTGAAGTTAGCGGCGAAGTACTCCGCAGATACCAGCCATTGATCATCGTGGTTGCTAGGATTGCGTGCGATATAGTCACCCAATTGCGGCGAACCATTCTTCACATCAACATCAGCGACAGAAATGCCAGTCATATCCTCACCTTCAACGTAAGGACGAAGCTCACCGAATGCAATCTTCTTATACTTTCTGAACATTATCATCTCCTTTTTAGTTGTCCCGAATCTCCACCGCTCGGGACTATTCATCTGGTCCCATACCTTCTTGTATATCCTCATCCTCCTCATCTTCTTCACTAAGTTCCAAGGTGAATGAATCAACTCTTACATTAACCTTAGAATCAATAATATCACGAATACGTTGACGTATTTCTTCTGCTACTTCAACAACAGAACGTCCACGTTTAACCTCATTTATTTCAATCAAAGCTACCAACTTGAATATAGCCAACTTACCCCCATCTTATTAAAGTGCTACCGAATCTCCACCGCTCGGTAGCCACACGGTTGTTAGCTCTAATGTAGGTTAGAGCGGAGACTAGCTACTTCGACGGACGAAAATCCGCGATATCATTGAACTCATTTCCCTTATTACTCTTGCCGCGCTTCACATAGATACTCACCTTGTGACCGATGGTCTGCCTAAACAGCTCAGTCGAAAGCTCGTATCCCTTGTTCACGTCGTACGGAAGATCCAATGCCTTCCAAAGAGCCTTACCAAAACCAAGAGCCTTCTCATTGAAGAGTTTGGTTGGAGTAATACCCTTGTTTGGACCGTCAAGGATCTTGAAGCGGAAGATGCAGTTGGTTGAACCATCTGTCTCTGCCGGTTTCTCTTCGTAGTCAATGATCTCCGAATCATTCCACCCAGGCTCACAGAGATCACCACGCTTCAGGTCATCCGGTGTCAATACTTGTCGCATTGTTAGGTTCTCCACTTACTTTGTGTTGTTTCTTCTGTCGCTGCTTCAGTTGAAAACGGATTGATGGGCTTGCTGTTGTGGTTGTTTAAGTCATTGCTAATCACCTCCCGTAGTTTATTTACCTCCGCCTTCCACACTTCGTAGAATAGACGGTCAGTAATATCAAGACTAGCTTTCAATCCAAGATTCGATTTCGCATAGTCATCACCGACTGCTTCGGTGTCTACTATGTACTTCGTCTTGGATTTGCCTGTAGCTGAATCCCATTCGTTGAGTTTCGAGAAGTGATATATCTCACTGAAGTTACCGGGAATTATACCAGCTACCTTCGAACCATACGTAACGATTGGGTTAGTCTTCGTTACTTTGATTGACGAGCCGCTGCCTTCAATCTTTATTGATTGCACTGGATGTGCCGTCCAGATGATGTGACACGGCAATGAACGGCAAATGTCCAAGCACTGAGTCACCAGCGAAGTCTCAACTTTGTACTCGTCAAAGTCAGGCATGATTTTATCTTTGCCTTTCAGTTTTGACGAGCGAAATCCCAAAGACCAATTAACGGCTGCACTAGTAAAGTTAGTCACCGAATCTAGAACAACGGCAGAGTATCTGCAATCTCTGGCTAAGTCAATGAGCTTATTGAGAAACTCATTGGCGTTGTGTGAACCGTACACATCGTACTCTATGTTTCTCAAAATCTCAGGGCGATGCTTCGAGAAGTACGTCACCAATTCAATAGGCTTCTTCTTGTCGAAGTAAGCTAGGTAAATGGGTCCGTCTAATGCAAAACTGGCAGCGGCTAGGGTCTTCCCAAATCCGTACGTCCCTTTCAATAACATCGAAACGTTACTATCTAGCACAATATCACTTGCTTTCATAGCTTTCTCATTTCTTCATGGAAGACTCTCTCAACAGCATCTTTCCATTCGTCAACAGAGATTTCACCGAGAGACTTGATTGCATCCTCCGCAAACTCTAAAGTCCTACCAATTACTGTGACTCCTAGGTTTCGGATAAGAACTGACCTTCTCAATTCAATCTGTCTAATGTACTCTTGCATCTCAGGGTTCATGCTTCAATTCCTTTCGATCTCCAATCACAATCATTGCACTGCACGTATAACTCATTGTTTTTGATTATAACACGAGAGCGGCGATGATTGCAACTGAACAATTTAAATATCATCATCCAAAGGAATCTGGGTAACTGAAGCAAGACGTGAACGCAAGTCAGTAGCGTGCGATACGCCAATGTCTGTGAGTACTTTGTTAACGACTTTCTTGACGTACCGTGTGTTACCGTCTGCATCTTGCACCTTTACCTTGCCGCAATCCATGCAGTGTGGACGTTGCAACTTAAGCGTTGCCTCTGTCATCGTAAACTCTGCGTTACAAATGTTACACAATGACTTCTTGCCTAAGCTTAGTGCAGCATCCAGTTTATAATGACAGTCTGGAAGAATGCAGAAGTAAATCGTATTGCCAGTCTTGTACCGATGCTTCTTTAACTTATGGATGTGCGAGTTCTTCGCCATCATTAGCCTCACGTAGTTTCTTAATATCCTCGATTTGCTCCGAAGATTTCCTCATGACAGCAGTCACATCCCAAGGTTCAAGCTTGATGTAATTAGAATTGATCTTCCAATTCTTAGCTGGTAGACCACTGGAATCACAGATTTCATAGTACTCACACTTACGATTCCATTTCTCACACGATGTTTCATTCATCGGCCATTTGTTTTCAGCTACACAAGTGAGATACTTATTCATCAGAACAGTGATGACGTTCTGTCTCCACTCTTCAAGCATGATTGGGTCATACGTCAGCCGAGGACGAAGGAACTTTTCATGCGGCTTCAATGTCTTTTGAAACCCAACCTTATTCACTGTTAGATAGTTGGACTTTGTAAAAGTACAGTAGTTCTTGAACTGATTACTCATACGACCTACTGCGTATGTTCGGTCGTATGTCTTATGATCCCAAGGTTCATGGTCGTAAACGTTATCACTGACTACCAAGTCTATCTTGCCGCTAAGGAAAAGTCTGACTTCATCAGTAGAGAATAGCTCGTACATGAATGGCTGTTCTACTTCATTGATGACTAAGTTCTGGTCCTGGACTTGCCAGTAATCGAAGTACTCTTCCATTACATCGATGACTCTATTGATTGCTTCGTTATCTAGGTCTGTCGAGACTACACCCGCTTCGCGCACTTTGCTGAGAGCGGTAGTTGCTGCTAATGGTAGTGCTGTGCGGTTCTTCAGGCATTCATAGTATACTTCGAATCCTACGTGACAGAGTGAACCTCTATCCATTTGCTCAGGCTTACCTGGCTTGCCGATTAGTATGTTATGTCTGAGATTGTATCTCTCCTCACATAAGAGGAAGAGATCATATTTGCTCATATCAAAGACGACGTTTAGCTTGCTCATCTTTTATCCTAGTAGCCTATTAAAATTCTTCTTCGGGAATTGGTTCATAGGCTTGCTCGTCAATATCTCTTGCACTTTCTGGATGTAGCTCATTCCATCTTTCCGCACAATAGCGGCAGAGAGGTTGTCTAGTTCCATTAACTGCTAATGATGGAACTTTATATGGATTGAACTGAATCATCCTACGGCACGCCACACAATAACTCATTAAGTATACATATCCCATAACTTTTATCTATGTGTATGTTTGTAGATTGTTACTTGACCATCTTTTTCTTGCGAATAATACCATGTCTGCGATTTCGATTCGACGTAACCACCTGATAGAATGCTTCCAACTTCAACATAAACCGTAGCAACGGCTGGAGTAGGAAGAACATTGAGCTTAGCCCATTTGTTTTTATGAGCGTTAAGTGCAGCACAATCCTCAATAGCTTTTCTAACATGTGCTGGTGTGTTGTCCGACTCAAGTTTGAAGTCTCCGTACTTCAATCTCAACTCAGTGCTAAACTTTGACCAATCAATCTTCATCAGCGTCAATGCCTCATATCATTTAGGGATATTCTTCTTCCAAATCCCCTACTGAATAGTCCTCAATAGGATTGTCGTCCGTTTCGCCAGTGACAGCGGCGGCTAAGAATTGCTGGATATGATGCCTTGCTTCCCATTCCGAGTCAGCCTTAACTGTTATCGATACTGCTATCTGATAGTGCATTGATAAACTCATCTAACTCGATTTGATTATTGAACTTAAGCCATGCTATAATCACATTACGATTATACTTCTCAATATCGTATGTGATTTGCTGGAATACTTCAACTCTAATCTCATCCTCATCATCTGATTGATGCTTCAATGCTATCACTTTGCTACTGGTTAAGACTGGTTCTCTACGCTTTGTTACTTTATGGATAGCTTTACATGCCTGTTGTAGCCTTGCGCTACTAGCTGCTGGCATTGGTTGCTTAGTATGGTTGTCGCAGAAGAGTATCTTGCGATTAGAAACTTCAATGCAAACAAAGTGGCCTGTGACGGTAACTATATACAGGCCGTCATTGTTTACGAGTCGTATCAGTGAACCGTAGAGTGTGCTAGCTGCAGGTATCTCTTCTGTATCGAACCCAAGCCTGCTAGCGGCTTCTAATAGATGTGGAAGAGTCACACCCTCAATGGTGTATTTACCATTGATACTAGAGATAACCCTAGCACACTCATCAGTAGTTTTACCTGTTAGTATCGATAAAACTGCTGGCCCGCAGTATTTGTTAGAACCAATACTAACTGCGTTGAGACTCATGATGCTTTGATTCTAAGAGTGCCAGCCGCAATCATCATTGAACCAAGAGCTATGACGATTGCTGTAGTGTTACGTTCGCTTCT